GCCAGTGACGTCGGCTTTACACCCAGAGCGCCCGGCAGAGGAACAGTGAAGGCCCCCGTCGAGGTGTTCAGGCAGTACCCTGCCGAACCGTCAACCAGAAAGACCTGCTCGTTGTCGCCGTTGTCCGTCATCGAGGCGTAGCCGGTTGACGTGAAGACTTCGCCCTGCGCCGCGCCCACGCCGGCCGAACTGACGCTGTACAGTTCGTTCCCGCTCAACGCGTACAGCGTACCGTTAGACGCTGTGTAGAGCTGTCGGATCGGCCCGCTGCCTGCAGTGGCGGACAACGTATAGCCAGGTGCCCCGTACATCGCGCCGACAGCCTTCCCATCCTTCGTATCGACCAGCTCCGGAATCAGGTTGATCGCGCGGTTATACGCAAGATCCCGCGTGAGTCCGATGAACTCGCCGCCGAAAATCGGAGACTTCATTCGGCGACGTCGGCCAGATCTTTCAGGCGCTGCTTCGCCACGGTCTTGGCGGCCTTATGACGCGCCGGATTGCGGCGGATCTCCGCGGCGCGCGTCAGTGTGTGCACGTCACTATCCGGATCGTGAAGCACGGTCACCATAGGCGGCGTCTTCATGTTCTTCATCTACCGCTCCACTGGCAGCTCTTGCATCCAATGATCGTATCGTCCGTCAGTTTAATTTTGCTCATAAATCCTGATGGATTATCCAATAGGGTTCGTCAAGGTCATAAGCCTCAACCTTACTTGATCCGTTGCAGCGAAAGCACTCCGGCTTGCACGCGCAATAATCATCGGCTTCCGGACATACTTGTACTAACGATGGTTTACACCAGCAATTCTCATTATCCTTTTCGTGCTGCAAACCGGAACCTGTTTTTCGCATTAAACTTTTAAAACTCAAAGAAGTTCTCACTCTCATAAATCTTCTCCTGTGTCTTCAGCTTTGACTTCAATTGTGACAGGCTCTTTCTCGCCCATGCTGAGCGGCCCTTTCGCTGCCTCAACCTTTTTAGGGATCGAAGCCTTGATGAGCGCTTCCAAAGTTATCTTGCCGGAATGCTCAACCCGTTCACTGAACATCTTCAGGTTTTTTCCCAAAAGTTCAATCGCGCGAAGCTTGTCCCAGAACTTGATCTTTTTCGTAAACCCGGTCCGTTCCCGGTCTTTGCCGCGTCCTTCAAACTCTTCAAAAATATCAACGCCTTGAATCGTCGCGGCCACAACTTTAGACATGTCCTTGACATCTTTAAGATTGCCTTGATCGTCAAAAGCCTCACGTATGTCAGCAAACCCAATATCCCGAATCTCTTTCAGGATGCGCTGGATCGCCCATTCCGTCTGGGCCTGGATCGCATTCTCATATTGGGCCTTCCGGTTGGCATCTTCGTACAGCCAGCGCACAATGTCGGAGTACCGGAGATTCCAAGTCTCAGCCAGGTCAATGACGGACCCGCCGTTGGCAACGTGATTGAAAACCTCTTCCAGCGTTTTCTTCTCGTCGCTGAGTTTCGCAAGCGTTCGCTGCTCAAGCGCTAATGCTGTCTCACCCATAAGATTTCCTCTTTCCACGCACCCACTTGAATCCGTTGTCCCGCCGTGTACCCGCTCGTCTTGTCGGCGGAGGATCAAGAACGCATTTATGCTTTGCCAGATCAAACGCTCTGAGGCCGCAATCAGAACACGCTTCTAATTTAAGAATACTCATCACACTCAAATCATCGGCTCCCTCGCACCCTTACTTTATTTCAGAAAAAATTGTGGAAAGTGACCCGACCTCGCAGACGGGCTCTTAGGTGGCGGCGCGCGCGAAACCCCGATCCCCCCTCGCATATAGAGATTCGGGAAAGCATGCTTTATAGCATGAGCTATCATTAACACGCACGTTCTATCTTCAATCCTGTGGTTATAGGGTGAGTATTGAACGTAACCCCGTTGTATTGCTCATACTTAGCTATCGCCCTATGGATATTATCGTTACGCCGTGCGTCAATCTTTCCGTCACCATAGCGGTACCAAGGGATCAACACCGTATCGCCAACCTGCATCGTGCCTAGTGGATAGATTGGCGGTCGCCCCATGACGGTGCGCCTTGGTTTTCGTGGCACTTTGCGCGGTTCCCACCATTTCAACACCTTGCACCCGGCACAGCTACGAGGCCGGACGGCTTGACGGCTTGCCCATTCGTGCCCACATTTAAAACATTCCCATATTTTCATTTTTCCACCTGGAATCGTCCAATAATACCCAAGTTGTTATGTAAAGTTTCTTTAAGTTTATATCTTCATTCATGTTAAATACATTTCTTCAAACCCACTTTCCAACGTTATAGGACATGTCCTATAATATTATGGGTTATTTACATATTGTAGTTTTAAGTGGCATGGCAATAAAAGCGTTACTACATAACGGTTTAAGTCGTTGATAAATCGTCATAACCACTATGTCCACTTGATTCCTTATAATAACGGCAGGATGTGAGCTTCTTTACACTCTTTTTCCCGTTAGTAGCGTATATGACTACCTCCGTTTCCGATATAACTTTACACCTATTTTAAGTGGTTATAGTGGTTAAGTGGTTAAGAGCAATGATATCAACGGTTAAAAAAAGCCACTTAAACAAAATCAAGTGACATAAGTGGCTCTGTTACGGATTGAAAGCAAGCGGGCCATGTCCAAGCATTGCCAACTCAGAGATCGCGCTTTACATGGCCATCATGAGCCATTTATTATGGACAAACAGGCATTTTGACTGTATTCAAGCATTTATAGCCTGTTGACAGCCCGATACTCTAATGTTACCATTATGACAACATGAGAGTCTTGATCGCTTGCGAGTTCAGCGGAATTGTCCGCGATGCTTTTATTAAAAAGGGACACGAAGCCGTAAGTTGTGACTCACTTGAGACTGAAAACCCAGGACCGCACATTAAAGGGGACATAGCGCCAGTCTTAAAACAAGGCTGGGATTTAATGATCGCTCACCCGCCATGCACACATCTAAGCGTGTCGGGTGCAACGTTTTGGAGGGAAAAGAAAGCAGATGGACGCCAGCAACAAGGCATTAATTTTTTTATGCTCCTGGCTGACGCGCCCATTGACCGTATCGCGATAGAAAACCCTGTTGGCATCATGTCAACAGTGTATCGAAAACCGGATCAGTATATACAGCCATACGAATTTGGACACCCGGAGAGCAAGAAGACAGGGCTTTGGCTTAAAGGATTGCCTCCACTCATGGCCACTGAAATACTTATAACGCATAACCCCGCCAGGTGGGCGAATCAAACGCCAGGCGGTCAAAACAGTCTGCCCCCCTCAAAAGACCGCTGGAAGATACGAAGCAGAACATATCAGGGAATAGCTGACGCAATGGCCGGACAATGGGGAGAAACGAAATTGTGAAAACAGCTCTAGCCCTTGCGTTTCTCATGCTGTGCGCGCCGGATGCGTCCGCGTGGGAAGCGCATGGGAGAGCGCTTACCCAAGAGCTTGAAGGGTTCAGCGCTACAGCGTACACCGACACGCGAGGGATTCAGACCATAGGATACGGGTTTAATTGTGCTTATCATTCATGCGATAAAATGACGCGGGATCACGCCCGAGAGGTTTTCCTCCTGAAGTACGACGAGGCCACAGCGCGCGCGGTCAGGTTCAGCGCGTCCGCGTGGGTTCAAATGACAGCAGGAGAGAAAATAGCAATCGTTGACATGGCCTACAATTTAGGGAACCGGCTTTTTAAATTTAAGCGCTTGCGCGTAGCATTACAGGAGCGCGGCACGCAAGGCATCATTCGGGAAATGCGCTCTAGTAAATGGTATCACCAGACAGGGACAAGGCCGGAGCGCCTTATCTCGATAATTGATTCGGATCAGAGATTAAAAATCATCATCAACAAGAGAGGTTAAAAATGGAAACACAGACGATAGACAGCATTATGCGAGCAGGTAATGAGTACACCGTTTACGCCATCGGGTCAATGATGGCTATGACGAGTAAGCGGGAAATCTTTATTACGAGGATTCACATCGACGGCAATCCGGTTTTCAAAGAACGCGGGAAACGAACGCAATACATTTTTCCGCTCAGAAGCCGGGCGTACTCCTCGGCACCTCTCAAGGACACAGAATCGGCTATTTTCGAGGGATGGGATCAGCCCATAAAATGCGATACGGAACTTAACAGGACAATGCGCGGGAACGCTTGCTATAACTTCGTGGCGACGCCTGACGCTATCCGCTCGTGGATTGACGCCGGACAACTTAACCCGAATTTCAAGCGCGAGCATGTCCTAAGCGTTCCGGCTTCAGGGGATGGACTCGATGAGGAAATCCCCGTATACCCTGAGCTTTATCAGGGCGGGCATGCGGTCATTGATAGACACTCAAAAGCGTGAGTGGCGCGCCTTCTGGCGCGTTAAACAGCAAGCGCGGTCACAAGCCCGCGCACAACCGAAAGGGGTCATATCATGCCAGAGCAAAATTATTTAGTTCACAGCATCACCAGAAACGAGAGCGAAGAAATAAGAGTTCAGCTTCGCAAATATAAAGGGAAAGTTTTTATCGACTTCCGCGTATGGTTTCAGATGGAAGGTGAGACTGTATACCGTCCGACTAAGCGCGGGGTTACGCTTGCCATTGAACACCTGCCAGAATTAGAGAAGGCAGTCGCCAAACTCAGGAAGGCGTCAGCAAAACTTATGGCGCCAGAGCAAGAGCCAGTAACGGCGTGATGAGCGCCGGAGCGATCCGGCGTTAAACAACAAGCCCCGTCCAAAGTCGGGGCAGAAAGGATACAGCATGAAACTGAACGTGGTTTTACACATTGAAGACTCAATCCGATTCGAGCAGAAGAACGGACGCAAGCTCTCGAAGCTTTTAGAATCGACCGCAAAAGGCATTTACGATATGCACCTTCAGGCGGGGATTAAGTACGAGCTGAAGGAACCGTCTGGAAAATTGCTGGGCGGAGTTTTGCTAAGGTTCGAATGATGACCCATTGCAAACGATGCCGAGGCCCAAAGACAGACCACACGCGCACCCATTGCGCCCCGTGCGTGCTGTCAGCGCTTATGCGCTGGCCTAGCATGTTCACACACAAGAAGCGCGACACATGAGCGACTATCGAATCTATGACTGGCTGTGGGGCTGGTACTTGGCTGCAAACACAGTGCTGGTCGTTTGGGCGCTTTGGCGGTGCGCGACATGAATGGGCATTTCACTCCGCGTCAGAAATGGCAGTTGATCGAATGGCTGGCGCACTACTGGCCGGAGTCCCGCACGAAGTTTAAGCGCATGGCCAAGCGCCAGTTATACGCCATCTACTACACCAGATTAAGAGAGGTCAGACCAACCGAGAATACACCCATCCCCATCATAAGCACCCCGCCGAGATAATGGCTCTCAAGTCAAATGCGGGGCAAGAATTTAATCGAAAGAGGCTAAATCATGGATATTGATGATTTTATGATTTTGACGAAATTTGCGCGCCTGAAGGGAGTTTCGCGGCAAGCAATCCGAAAGGCAAAGAAGGACGGAAGGATAAAACATTATAGGACGTTCGGGCGCGTGACGCTAATCCACAAGTCCGAGCTGGATAATTTTAAAACCCGTAGCGAAGTTTAAGCTGGCTGGTTCAAGCCGCCAAAATTATTCGTAAATGCTTTGACAAGTCAACGCGCCTTCGCTGTCGTAATATCCTGAGCTACAACAGGGCACGTTCGACATAGCGAAATCGCATTCCTCAAGTGGCTCATAGCACCCAGACCCCAAGCACAAGCCAGGTTCAATAACCGTTTGCCGTATCCTGGCCCCGCATCCGGATGCCAAGCCCACGATTAAAACCAGAATGAATACTGCTTTGATTTTCTTCATTTTTTTGAGCGCTCGGCTACAATTTTAATCCTCTTAAGGCACCCGGCGCAGACGTTGACATGGTGAGAATCGCCAGCATAAAAATATTTCATAAATTTCCGCTTACCTATATAAAGATCACAACACGGGCATAAATTTTCTCTCGATTTATTAGTTAAACTAGCTCCCCGATCATGTTTAAATTTCGGCAAACGTTCAGGCTCCTGAACCTTATAATAGAACTCAAAACTAGCGACAAGATCAATACGCCTCTGTTTCTCCCTTACTGAGAGCGTTCTACCGTTACCTCGAACCTTGATCCCTTGCCGGTAAAGGTAATTCCCCGTCAGATGATAATTCAGGTTTAACCCGCGAAAATAAGGATGCCGTCGCAATCCGGCAGTTATGGGAATTCTGCCAAGGAAGGGGTAAGCCTCTTTAAGCCTAAGAATGAATATCCTAAGGTCCTTCGGAAAATGCGCTCTGTATTGTCTCTTGCGTCCCTTCCGCCACATAGGTCGCGGCCTCACACCACAATTCGCTTAGGTTTCGCTGTGACAAGCCTACGCCACCAAGGAAGTGCATGATAAACGATCCGGTCAAACTCATTCTGCTCAACGATCTGCTGGCCGTATACAGCAACGTCTTCGAACATCTGGCGCCTTACTACCTCAATTTCCCCACGTTCACTTGTTGCTTCCAGCGTAGCAACCTGAATTGCCATGGTGATGTGATGAAGATTTCTTTGCCCGATTTTATGATAATCAGTTTTCGTCATTTCAAGCCTCCGTCGGTTTCTCCTCCGCATCTCTAGGATCGGTCAGGGCTTATTGTTCCTTTCAGTAATTGCTCTCCAAAGCATGTACCCAACAAAAATCATCGCCAGCATATGCCAGAAAATCATTAAGCTAGTTGCGTCACTCATCGGTCGTCCCCTTCCGAGTAGTTGATGGATTTGAGGGTTTCGATGGCTTTATCTGGAATTGTTTTCGGCCTAACGGATGGAATCACTCTTAAAGAAGCATAAAATATCAGGGCCTCCATCAACTTCTTCTCCCTTTCCTTAAACCTTTTTATTTCATCCAAGAGATTCTCTGTTGTGCAAATACGCTCATTGAGTTGATTCTCAATATAGCTCTCCCTTTTGATGATGAACTCAGCAAGCAACCCTCGAACCATCCTTGTAATATCCTTATCATTGAGCTCAGGCATGTGGCATTCATGTTGCGCCCAATCTTTAAGTACACGTATCAGCTTCTCCTCAATCTCTTTGCGGTTCATGGCTTCAATGGCTCCATTCTCAAAGCATGTTTAGCGATTTACTGATTTATTCATGATCTCTCCTCATCAGGGATACAAGATAACCCTCCCGCAAAACCACTTTTGAAATACCAGCAAGTTACATTTTTTTGATTATCATAGTAGTTAAAAACCCTAATTGAGTCGTATCCATGCCTGCCGTGAACGGTTTCCCTTCCAACAGAAAATTTCCCAATAAAAAAGAAGATTATAAGCGCAAAAATAACACCGGCAATGAACGCAATTATTATTTTCATTTACTCACCTCCTCGAAGGTGATGGAGGATATGGCTTTGGCAAGATAACGCCTAGCATCCACTTTCTTTTGGTCATCGATGTCATCCCAATCATCAATAACACCGCCCATGTTTTTCACCGCCCTCTCCTTCGTCCGATGGAATATGGACTCAAGGGCTTTGGTAAGCGTTGTTCTAAACAGGTCAGTTAAGATCAACTGCTTCTCGTATCCCATACCTTTTCTCGAAAAGTTGTCGGCTTCATATACAAACTTATCTGCTATCTTCCTCGCATCCATTGGCTTCCCTTTCATGGTTTATTTTTTATAAGAGTTTTGCCACAAATTTCGCAAAATTCATCTGCATCAGTAAAACTCATCGTCGCCTCTTAGCCTTGAGCTTTTTCATTGGGTAATGCGGTGTCGTCTTTTTGCATTTTAAACATACAAGTCCGCTATCAGAGAAATTACCGCATCGACACCGGTCAGGCTTCTTCATTGGGCCACCCCTCTTGCTTTCTCAAATGCAGCAACCCGTGCAGCTTCTTGTCGTTTAAGCTTACGGATAAGCGACACCTTCAGGAACTGCACCGGAGGAATGTAGCGTGAGTTGCCGAATGCTCCCGGCGTCCCTCTGGTCCGGCTGCGCTCCTGGGACTTCCTTCGCGCGGCCAATGACTTTTGAAAATTCTCCATGACCTTCCGGCGCTGCTCTTCAGTTAGCCCATCTTGTTTCTTAACCTCTTTTTTCTTGAAAATATTTTTTATCCAGTTAAACATGATCTAGCCTCCGCCCATTTCATTGTGAGTAATACAATCCTTTCATCCAGCACAAATCGCAAAGATACTCGATCCCCAAATCTTCCTTAACAGACTCTTGCATGACAGCGACATGCTCAAGCCTGTCAATTTCTTGCTTGCATACGCGGCAGAATTTTGGCTTTTCAAGTTCACGGCGAACAAGGATTTCAACATAAGCAAGCCAATTTTTAACGGACTTGTCGGCCTCAAGAGTCTCATCGTTTGGGATCAACCTGAAGTCGGGAACCTTCACATTAAACCGCCAGCGGAAGCTGGTTGAAATCAAACGGCCTCCGTTTGTTGAAGAATTTAACATGGCCGAGAATGAGGGCCGTCATTATCGGATACTTATTCTCAGCACTTGTCTCGACGTAAAACCTGAACTTATCCCAAAAGTAATGCTGGTAATGGCCCAATTCAGATTCGGCAATAAACCTTCGTCGGCCTTCTTGAATCAATTTTGCATTCACACACTTAATCTCGGCCTTATAATCCTCAATCTTTTTTTTCACAACAACCCCCTATTTTTTATTGATGCACAAGACGCCGTTTAAATGATCGAACTCATGTTGAAATATTTTTGCCTCCCAGCCCTTCAGTGTCTTCCTTACAAGCTGCCTGTTTAAGTCATAATACTGCACTTCGATAACGCGCCAGCGAGTTACCGGCTTAAAACTGGAAGGATCACACGACAAGCAGCCTTCATCGACAGTCTCAGTATCCCGCCCTTGGTTTGTTATCAATGGGTTAAAGCAGTACCAGATATTATTCTCTCGGAACGTTTTGGAAGGCGTCATGACAAAGAAGCGCTTCAGGATTCCAATTTGTGGAGCTGCTAAGCCCACGCCGAGCCAGCGCGTTCTCTTGCCGTCATAGCCAAGCATCAGCACGGCCATACGCTTGATGATTAAATTATTAAGCACGCTGTCTTCATTGATATCAGTAAGCGGACATACAGTTTTAAGCAATGGGTTAGGAACGTGGACTATGTTCAGATCATCCGGATCAATCTTTAGACGGTCCAGCTCAGCCTTCTTGACCTGGCTCTCTCTTTTCTTCTGCTGGAAATAGCGTATTATTCGCTTCATCTTTCGCCTCCATCGGTTGCCATAACCTTATGATTCGATCCCCACGGTTAACCCTCTTTTTCTCCCATCCTATAGTCCTTAAAACATTTCCGATCCGGCGTTGGACATGAACTTCAAGCCGTGCAATATCGATACTCAGTGCGCTAGTCGCAACATCTTGGATCGTGCATTCAAATATGGGGAAGCCCTTGGTACCACCCGCCAGATATTCCCGAATAATATCCTCCCATGCGTCAGATTGGCGGCGAAAATCTTGTTCCCTAAGCGTACTTTCTTCAGGAGTCTGATACCAGTTTTCACCCTTCTTATATAGAATGATGGCCTCTGCAAAATATTGCTTCCTGTTTTGCGTCAAGATGCCAAGGTTGATGCGCTGACACGCTATCGGCCAGAATCTCCTGGCGCCAGTATGATCCCGCTGCCAATGATGCTCGTTTGTTGTCCCGACAAAGACCGACCTGCGCGGATGATCCTGAGTCTTGTCGTCATAAGGCGCGCGATACCTGTCTGTCGGGCATGTGATAACCTGTTTGATTCGAGTCACTTCAGCGCGATTGAATGAGTCCAGCTCTGCTATCTCCACGATCAGCTTTCCATGCAGCGCCATAAAGAAATCTTTGCTAGTTACAGACTCATGCGCTTCGGTATACCAGTTTCCACCTATAAGCCGCATGGACTTTGACTTCCCGATCCCTTGGGCGCCCTCAAGCACGACCATGTTATCAAGCTGGCAACCTGGCTGGTAGATACGGGCTATCATGCCAACCCAGAAATTCTTGCCGACGGCCTGTGAGTAATCATTATATTCAGCCCCGAAACAATCCTTAAAGAATGAGTGCAGCCGCGCGGTTCCGTCCCACTCCAGCTTCTCGAACCAGTCTTTCGGAGAATTCTTAATCCTCTGATGAGCGTAAATCATCATGGCATGATTCACCATCTCAAGACCAATGTGGCGCAACCCTAGCTTCCGCTGTAAAAACAAAAGCAAATTCATTGAGTCAACCTTGCTCCATTCCCGAACCTTCTTATCCAAGGTTGTGTAATATCTCTGATGAAATTCATCAAACCAAACGAAATCATTAAACGCTGCGATTCCTTCAAGCACGCGTGATATCGTATCGACATTGCAGACAGGCATGCCCTGTTTCGAAACCGGAATCCCAAGGCGCTCATGGATTGCCGTGATAGCGCCGTCCAGCTCTTCACAGTCCTCGGTAAAGATATTAATTTGCACATTCTGCTGTGCAGTATACGAAGGCTGTGCAACGGGCGGCGGAGTTACCTGATGCGATACGACAATGCCCTTGGCCCAACCCTTCAAGTGTCCGTAATTCCAGTTCTCTTCCAGCGCGTCAGCGGCGTCCCAGCCGTCCTGATCCTTGACGTTAAGAATTTTAATCTCATCGCAATGCGCCTCTAGCTGCTTTGCTACCTCATGCATGGCAGCTCGTCCAGGACCATCCGCGTCTGGCCATAGTAGAACCTTCCGGCCATAGACGGGCTTCCAATTAGCCTTGTTTATGGCCTTAGAGCCGTTCGGCCATGTAACCACTACATAGGTTGCTCCGGCTATCTTACGGGCTGCCTCCGTTGCCTTCTCGCCCTCGCAATTTCCTGATATTACATTCTTACCATTTCTTCTCGTTACTAAAAATCCTGTAGGGACTGTGCAACAATAAACATTTCCTTTGTATTGAAGCAGCCTTTTCGGATTAGGATTTTTAGAGAAACCCCTCCAACCCTTTCTGGATAAATTTAATACATAGGCACGAACAGCCTGTTTTCTTGCCGGTCGATCATCATGCCTTAATATACAACCATAACCAGAAATAGCAGTCATTGCACTAATGACCTGCGCATTAATTGCATCGGAAGTAAAATAACGAATTCCAGCATTTCCAACAAAATCGCCGTCCCAAAAACCCAACTCTTCAATAAGAGCCTTTCTTGAGGAAAAGTTCCAATTTAACATAGACCAGTTAAATTTTTTATTCGGCATGTAAGTGGTTAACCATCTTATAGTGGATATGCTGATTTGAATTGTTGTCCACTTAGGAATTGACTCATAGACCTTTAATTGGTAGGGAATATTTAAGTGTTCAAGCAAGGATATTAACCGTTCCTTCTTGCGAGTTTTTTTCAAATTAAACGAGGCGATTGTCCTTTTCCCGACAGGAAAAGAGCCATCTGCTTGAAAAGCTGCTATCAATCGTGCTTGTGAAACAGTCGGCCCTTGTGCTCCAATCGAAATTCCAGAATTTGGTAATTGGTCACAATAGATAAAATCATTTGCAGCCGTTGCTTGAGGGAATCCCCAAATTTTATTTCTACGCTTTTTTCTCAATAGAATTCTGTGATCTGGCGTGACTGCCATGTCGCACCAATCCGATTTTATATTTATTAATTGGCCGTCAAATTGAAATTTTTGCCAATCGGAAGGAATGACAAAGCTAACATCAGTTGTCTCTTTGTCGTATTGCGCAACCATGTCAGATTCAGCACATTCAGAAATAGGCTTCCATCCTTTTGGAGTAAGCAATTCCGTGTCGGGAGAATAACATACCATCACAGGATCGTTCGGCCTCCTGGCCAGCTCGTCCAGTCCATAGAGGGGCCGTGGCGCTGGCCATCCCTTGCATTGCCATTTGCCATCTATCCAAGACCACGGCAGCAGTTGCTTGCCATCATTAGTCTCGTACCTGGCGACATAGAACACCGGACGGCCAATCGACGATAGGTAACACCATGAAGCGACCGGCGCACCCATCTTTCCGTGAAACATTTCAGGTTTCGGCGTGCCGGTAGGAGGAATCTTTGGCTTAACAACAGCGACCGGCGGGAGTGTCGGCTTCGGCTTTCTCATCAGCTCTGGCTGCTGAGTAATAAATCCAATCATGTCAGCCAACTTTTTAGCGGCATCAATCTGCTTCATGCCTTGGATTGCTGCGTAAAGCGATATTAAATCCCCGCCCTTGTCATTTGATGCGAAGTCAGCCCATTTGCCCGTATTGAGATTTACTCGAAGGGAATCCCCAGGTTTTCCGTGTAAATCTCCAACACAATACTCAGCCCCATGCATCCGGCCACCAGGCAACCAGGACGGAACATAATTCCTAGCATCTGATAGAAGCCTTTGCGCTAATCCTTGGAAGTCGAACTCAGCCAATTTACCCACCTTTAAACGCCTTCAGCATTTTAGAAAGCATGATGGTTGCTTCTGATTCAGAGCGGACAAGCATTGCAATACCGCCAGCAGCTTCGATAACAGTCAGCCAAGCCATTTGCTCCGGACGGAGTTTGCCCTTATCGCTTTTGGCTTCAACTGATGTAAAGACCGCAACGCGGGAGCCTACCATGGCCTGTGTAATAACGACTGGAGTCCAACCTATCAGATCGCTCGATCCGGTACACAGACCGTATCGAACCTTCATGCCGCGCTTATCTTCTAACATGCCAATGTTATTCCGAAATACTCGCGCGCCAAGCCTAGAAAATGCGATCTGAATCTTTTTTACTAGATTAGTTTCACTCGCCATCGGAAGAAGCCTTTTCGTCCTCAACGGCCTCTTCGGGAAGCGACATATTCGTTTCCTCCGTTTCCAATTCAGCTAAATCTTTTTCCTCTTCCACTTCCGCTTTGGCTAACTCTTTAGCCTCTTCAATCATGTCATTGAGTAACTGGACCTTTCCAGCAACGCGGTTAAACTCGTCTTCCAATTGTTTAACGAGAGCTTGTTGCTGGGTAAATCGTTGCTTCAAATTCCTGAGATTCCTACTCTCAACTTTGAGCCTTGCGTCAAGCGGCCCTGCAATCGCGCTGGAAGCTACCAGCATCAAAATCGTTAACATCGTAAACATTTTTTTCATCACGATCTCCTTACCACTTAGCACGATTGTGAAGCGTTCTCTCAAAACCAAATCCTCGCTCTGGCTACGATCAAGCTCATGCGCCAAACCCGCGTTTGCCTTTACATAAGCTTCCTTCGTCATTTTCATGCCATCCTCCTTTTTGGTTTTTGTTATTTTCTCAATACTTTAATCAAGTCGTCTAGCTCATTCAATCTGAACATGCCATCTGCAAACCCGTACATAGCTTCGAATTCGCCTTTCAAAAACCCTCCGAAGATAAAGAGCTTTTTGCCTTTACCCTTGGCATATCCGGCCTCAAGGTGAGCCGATTTTCCGCAAGGCAAAAGCATGACTAAGGCTTCGGCCCAATCAATCCACTTTCTGTCTTCCCTAAAGACCTTTTTCACTTGCTCGGTTTTCAGAAACTCAATGGCGTCAAGATTCTGAAAATCTTTTATCTCAGAGTAATGAAACACAAACCTTCCTTCTTCTGCGTCACAGAAAGCGTCTACAACATGACCGCATTCACTCTCTAAAATCTCTTTTACCTCCTTAACGAAGCCAGCGTTTTTCCAACTAGAAGCCAGGTAGATTTTCATATCATCCTCCTACTCAAACGTTTAGCTTGGCGACCGTTCCATATGTGCTTAGCCCAAAGATACGGACGCTTGTATCCTCGCTGCTTACCCAGCTCCACTAGCTGTTCAAATGTTTCCGTGGAGCCTTGTTCTCTTTTGCGCTGGAGCCGGATAGCTTCAACGTCAACCTCTTCCAGATTCCCTTCCACTTGCTCGACTTGACGGGGTTTGGCGTCGATTTCATGGCCGCAAAACTTACAAACGAGGCTTCCTGGGAATTGGGCCGCAAAGCATTTTGGACATACGCGCACCGAAGGGCCGTTATTCGACCGGCCATTCTTCCCCCGGCTACCAGAGAGGGACCATTCTCTTTCTTCATCTGGCAAACCATGTCGTTCACAATTTCCAGCATGGTCGAGGATAACCGCTCCACGTTTCCCCGCGTAAGGACGCAAGGCCCTGCCCACTTGTTGTAAATATAAACCGAGAGATTGTGTAGGACGAAGTAGGATCGCCACTTCCAACGCAGGTAGATCAAACCCCTCGCCAAACAATTCGACATTAGAAAGGACTGTAATCTCTCCGCTCCGAAACTTTCTGATTGACTCATCGCGTTCCTCCATCTTTGTGCAGCCGTCAACGTGTGCCGCTTTGATCCCCTGTTTACTGAACTGCTCTGCGACATGCTTTGAGTGTTCAATAGATACGCAGAAGACAACGGCGCGCTTTCCGTCCGCGTGTTTCCTATAATGCTTAATCGCGTCGCCGGTAATCATCGGTTTGTCAGCCGCTTGCGCCAGTTCGTCCTTCGCAAAGTCGCCCATTCTCTTATGTAGATTTTTTGTGACTATTCCGGACGGTGGCGCAAACAGCTTGTAAGTAGCTAAAAAATTATGGTCAATAAGCCAATCAACTGCCGGTCCCTTTACCATGTGCTTGAACCACTTCGCCAGTCCAGTCCCGTCAAGGCGCTCCGGGGTGGCCGTAAGTCCTATATGGTAGGCGTTTGGGAAGGCATCGTGAATTTTGGACCATGATTGGGACGCTACGTGGTGACACTCATCCCAGACGATTAAGGCAGGGGCTTTGAGGCGGTGAAGGCGGCGGGCTATGGTTTGTACTGATGCTATCTGGATTAATTTTCTCGGCTCTTCAAAGAAGGACGGAGCAATCACGCCATGGTTCACGCCTACTTCCGTGAATGTGATCGTGGATTGCTTTATTAGCTCTCTTCTGTGGACCAGGAACCAGCAGCGCATATTCTTGGCGGCGGCTGTCTTCAGCATGTGAGCTGTGAGTAAGGTTTTCCCTGATCCGGTGGGACTTTGTATAAGGACTGATCGGTTTCCGTTCTTCATATTGCCGCGAGTTTCGGCAATGATATCGTTCTGGTATCCGCGTAAAACTGTTGTCATTATTAACGATTCCTGATGAGAGCGCGAAGCTTTTTAAACTCTTTATGGCTTATACATAGAAGCCCAAGCCTTTTTTCTACCTTTATAAGCTTGAGCTTTTTCCAGTAGTAGACAACCTTCCTATCCACATCGAGCTTTTTAGCTATTTCTCTCAATCTATAATATTTCATGTTTCGCATCATAAGCATATTTTCGTCACTTGTCAAATAACACTTGACAAAAACTTCAGGAATGAATTATCATGTCGTTAATCTTAAAACAGGAGGGGTCGAAATGAGAGAAACAATTACACCAAAAGACAGGCAGGAATGGCTTGAATTGAAATCAAAAGATGTTACGTCCACTGAAGTCTCCGCGTTGTTTGGAATCTCCCCGTATTGTACGATATTCGAATTGTGGCATCAAAAGAAAAACAAGGAAGTTGTTGAAATTGAAGACAATGAACGCATGGAGTGGGGTAAGGCGCTTCAGGATACAATAGGTAGTAGGTTGGCCGAACAAATGGGATGGAAGGTTCGACGGATGAATGAGTACATGCGCGGATCAAAACTTCGGATCGGCGCGAGTTTTGATTTTAGCATTGAAAAATACGAGGATGAAAAACCCGTATCTGATGGAATAAAAGAAGGTCCAGTCGAGCCAGCACCAGTCCCAAAAATAGGGTTAGGAATCCTTGAAGTTAAAAACGTCGATTCCTTAATCTTCAAAAACACCTGGAATGAAGACGACGACGGCTACTTCGAAGCCCCGCCTCACATTGAAATCCAATTGCAGCACCAGCTTTTAGTGTCCGGACGCACCTTCGGATTTATCGCGGTCCTGGTCGGAGGCAATCGCCTTGTCTTAATAGAAAGAAAGGCCGAACCTCAAATCCACGAAAAGATCAAAGAGAAGGTGAAGGCATTTTGGCAGTCTATAGAAGACGGCGTTGAGCCGGAAGTGGACTTCGCGCGGGATGCCAAAGCAATCTCGAAGCTTTACGGGTTCGCCGATCCGGATAAATTGTACGCAGCGGAAGGTGACAAAGATATGCTGAAGTGGGTTCAGGGATATTACAAACTGGCCCAGGAGATTAAGCTTCGCACGAACATGCAGCAAGAATTTAAGACACGAATCTTGCAGAAAGTTCAGGACGCCGAGAAAGCAATCTCGTCTGACTTCAGCATCACGCTTGGAATGGTCGGCGCGACTCACGTTGAGTATGACCGGAAGGCGTACCGCATGTTCAAGATTAACCCGAAGAAGCACATCAAAGAGCCGATTGAAGCCGAGGTTTGGAAGGAAACATGAGAGTCTACGGAAGTAATACAGGGAGAGATTTAAAAATAGAAGACGGTAAGAAGTTTGGTCGTGGTCTTCTTACAACGGCTGTCCAAGAAACCTCAAAAATCATGCTCAGCAGGGGAATAACTCAGGATGAACTGAGGCTTATCCCTTATGTGCATTACGTTATGGTCAATGACAGAAAATTAAAACCAGTCCACATCAATGAAAAAGAGCGGCGCATTTTAAAGAAGTGGAAAGAACAAGGGCATATAGAAGGCGGAGCTTGTGGGTTGGCGATCACAAAGCACTTCTGGGATTTTATGTGCGAAGTCCTGTTCCTCGCCTACGTTGCCTACGACAATGAAGAAGTTTTTGCTGACAAAAGGTAATGCCATGAGAAGCCGCTGCTTGCTCCATCGGAACCAGCTCGATGCGTTTAAGCATTGGCTGGTAGATCAAGGGTTTATATTTGATAAGCCGAAGGACAGTTTTGAAGTCCTTCGGTTCCGGACAAAGAAAGGCGACTTGGTTATCATCCATCGCCGTTTGACAGGGGATCATTTCACAACCTGGGGCAAAGGGGTACACATCGTCCGTCAATTCATAAAGGAGAAACGTATGAAATATTATAAATGTTGGTGCGGTTGGGAAGGCAAAGGGACTGTCTGCCCGAAGCATCATTCACATCAAGGGCCAACGCCAAGCGAAGGCTGCGGGTCAAGTCACCCTGAAAAAGAAAAGGAGAAACACCATGAAAATCATAGCGCTTGAAGCAGAGAACATTAAGAGACTCGTAGCCGTCCAGATTAAACCGGACGGGAACCTTGTTGAAATCACCGGGAAGAACGGCCACGGCAAGACTTCCGTCCTTGACTGTATCTGGTGGGCCATGGCCGGAGCCACGCATATCCAGTCCGTGCCTATAAGGAAGGGCCAAAACACCGCCCGTATCCGGCTAGACTTGGGGGAGATGGTTGTCACAAGGACGTTCAGCACCACCAAAACGGGCCAGAATGCCACCAAGATCACCGTAGAGAGCGCTAAGGGCGCCAAGTATCCTTCCCCCCAGAATATGCTTGACCGACTGCTTGGGGAGCTGTCATTCGACCCTCTGGCCTTCTCAAAGTCCTCTCCTAAAGAGCAGTTTGAGGTCGTCAAAAAGTTCGTTCCCGGTGTGGATTTTGCCTTGATCGAGGAGAAAAACCAGCAGGATTATGACAAACGGCGGGACTTAAACCGTCAGGCGAGAGGCTTCAGGGATATGTACGCGGCGATCCCAGCCGTGGATGAATGCGAGAAGGTTGACGAGAAAGACCTGATTGACCTACTGGAAAAGTCCAGCCAGTACAACTCGGACATTTCTAAGCGCGAAATAAACCGAGCGAATTACCGCACAAAGATCGAAGATTTTGGGGTTGAAACGGAGCGCCTGATACAGAATCGTGAAGAATTGGAAGAGCAAATCAATAAAATAGCTGATCGTCTTTCTGAGATTAAAGAAAAGGTCACAGTAATGTCTAACAAGTTGTCCGCTGCCCCGCCTTTGCCAAAGCCGGTCGATATCTCAGCCGTCCGCGCTGACCTGGACAATGCGAAGGCTCTGAACGAGAAATATGAGCAGCAGCAGAATAAACAACAGCACCTTAAAAACTCTGAAGAAATTGAGGCGGAAGCCAATGCGCTCACCGCTGCAATTGAAGAGCGTAATATGGAAAAGCAAAAAGCAATCGAAGCTGCAGAGCTTCCGGTTGAAGGCATATCGTTCGGCGATGGAGAAATCCTGATGGATGGAGTACCATTCGAGCAAGCCTCTGACGCACAGCAACTTCGCGCCAGCGTCGCTATTGCCATGGCCCTCAATCCAAAGCTAAGAGTTATCCGTGTCCGCGATGGATCACTTCTGGATGCAGACTCAATGAAGTTACTGGCTAAAATGGCTGAGAAAGAGGACTATCAGATTTGGGTTGAAAAAGTAAGTGATTCTGGTAAGGTGGGGATATTCATTGAAGAAGGAGAAGTTAAATATGTCCATGGAAAGCCCCAAAAAAAGGAAGAACTACCGATCACCGAGCAAATCTAGGTCTGTTAAATGCTCTGTTTGTGGGAGTGGATTTCTGACAAGGCATAGTCAAGGTAGGTATTGTTCAAAAGATTGTATAAGAGAAGGCGAGAGGGAGAACTGGCGTGAATATGGAAGAAGAAACAGGGATAAAAGGAATACTTACCACAGAGAGCATTATAAAAAGAACAAGATTGCCGTCATTGAAAAGACTAGGCAATACCAAAAAACAATGGCTGGTAAACTGGCAATCAAAAATAGCTACGCTTGGCAAAAAGAAATATCGCCACATAAGATATTTGCAAGGCAAGTTGTCAGAGCCGCTATTGTTGTTGGTTATATGGTTAAGATGCCCTGCGTTAAATGTGGTAATAAAAAATCCGAAGCGCACCATCCGGATTATTTAGAACCTTTTAAAGTAACCTGGCTATGCCGAAAGCATCACGACGAAGAACATTAAAGGAGCGAAAGATGTTAAACCTAAAGAAAGCCCTAAAAAAGTGGTTGGGAATAACCCAGTTGGAGCAGAAGCAGAAACAGATGAACTTTGATATTATGACGTTGATTGAAATTCAGTTGGCGTATAAAGAGCAGTATCCGCTTAAAGACCCCATGGCCTTGCCTGAGGTTGATGTGGCGGAGCAGTAAAATGAGAACTGTAATCGTCCAAATCACAATTGAGGAACAACAAGACATCGAATGCCTCATGGAGCCGCATGAAAGGATTATTTTCATGAACGGTGGCCCTGAATATAACTTAGTTTTAAACCTAGAACACCAACCGGGACACGAAGAAAGACGAATCGTGTTTATGAGGAAGCCAAAATGAAAACCAGAATCTATTCAATAATTTCAATGGATGATGAACATACCGGGCGGGAGTCAATGGTCGAAGCCGGAACGCCATCACAAGCAATCCGCCATATTGTTAAACAGAAGTTCCAAGTAAAACCAGCGACAGGGAAACAAGTCGCAGACTTTATCTCTAAGGGCGGAAAGATTCAGAAGATCGTAGCGCCGAAGCGTCCGAAGGTTGAAGCAGCATCGGGTGAGGGAAAAACCATAACAGACGCAACCGTAAAAGAAGAAGGGTCCGAACTTTAAACTTCATTAAAGTTAAAGGAGATCAAAATGGCAAAAGAGACAAAAGTAATATCGAGGTTAGATGATCTGAAAAGCACTCTGGTCAAGATGGAAAGTCAATTCGCAAAAGTCTTACCAGAACATATCAAACCGAAAAACTTCGTCCGCATCGCACAAACAGCGGTATCAATCACACCAGCGCTGGCAGAATGTGATCGTGCCGGACTCTTCACGGAGTTTTTGAAGTGCGCCCAGGACGGCCTATTCCCAGACGGTCGGGAAGCAACTATCCAGAAGTTTAAAAACAGCGCGGTATACATGCCGATGATCTTCGGCATCTGCAAAAAGGCAAGAAACTCAGGCGAGATCAAGGCAATCGATGCGCTTGTGGTGTACGAGAACGACGAATACGATTCATGGGTTGATGAGAATGGGCAGCACTTCAAGCATAAAAAGGCACGTGGAGATAGAGGGGAACCAATCTTGACGTATGCTTATGCCCAGACCCGTGACGGGTTTTACTTCGAAGAGATGGACGAGGTTCAAATGGCAGCAATTGAGAAAATGTCAAAACAAAAGGATGGCCCGTGGAAAGGCCCTTTTAAAGACGAGATGCGACGAAAGTCCGCACTCAGAAGGCTGGCGAAGTATCGTCTTCCGTCCTCCGCTGATCTTGACACAGTGACACAGCGCGATGATTCGTTGTATGATCTGAAAGGACCAGCTCCGGTTAAGGAACAGACGCCAACCGGAACACCGACCAAACTCCATGAAGCAGTAGGAACAAAGGCGACTCCTGTGAAGAAGGAAGCCTCGAAATCAGATGAGCCACCACACCCAGCAGAATCGGCATCGCCTGAAGACGACGTTCCAATCTAAGGGGGTAACGTGAGCAAGATTTTAATATCACTCGAAGACATGCCGAATGGCACAGTAAAGATGGTGTCTGAGCCAGGGTTCGCAGACATAATGGAAATGATGTGCATAGAGAAGCGCAGCCTTACCGCAGCCGAAGGGTACGCGATGCATGTCCTCACAATCATCCACAACGAGAAAAATAAAAAGAGCAACAAAATAAAATTGAAGTTACCGAGGTTCTTTGGGAGAGGATAGTGAACCGCATCAGAGAATTGATTGCGCGTCTTGATTTAGCGAAGGGGCGCGTCACGGAAAATGAGATCGAAGACATTCTCAGTGACGCTTCTGAAGACGCGAAAGCCAAGGCGTTAATCGTCAACAAACTCTTGGAGAATATTCGTGAAGCCAACTAGCCCGATTGTTCTGTCCCGATTAAAAGGTAAAAAATTCGTACACTTCATGCACTATGCTGATGGTAGTAAAATAAGGATACCTGAATTTGTAGCCAACTTATATTGGGAGATTAGAATAAAAGAAATAAATGACAAAAAAAAGACGGGAGCCGAAGCCCCCGCCCCTTATCTTCATGGCAAATCTAAATTAACCTAATTACGCGGCATCAAAATACTGACAGCCTGTAATCGCAAGCTCTGTTGCAGAAGTCATAAAACCACTAATGGCAAAAGCATCACCACTAGCCGCCGTCACGGCTGCGTCTGTTCCAGTACACTCAGCAACAACTGGTGTCCAGGCAGCATCCCATGAAAACACATCTGCAAAGGTCACAACACCCGAACCGTCATAGGTGTGAGTAAGATTAACAATCTCTCCCGCTGTACCATTGGTAAAACTAATAGCACAAGCAGTAGTTGTTTGTCCTTGAGTAACAAGCGCCGTTTCTAGCGTTGCTGAAAGGTCAATGACCAATCCGGAACTACAGGTCAACGTAGAACTGACTCCACCTTGAGTACGACCCGCCGTAAGAATCACATCTCCAGCCGTAACAGTAGCATTACCAGTGGTAACCGTAATTGCTGCTGAAGCTGTCAATAATCCCGTAGAAATAGTGGTTCCACTACTTACGACATTATCGGTAAATGTGATGGTTGTTCCATCTGCGCTAAATACATTAGTTGTCCCAAGTACAGTACCTAGAGACAAAACAAACAAATCGGTTGTGTCGTCCACACCGTATGAGAAGTCTGCCACATTGCCATCAATATTAACCTGGGCATCTTCCTCATCACCATCGCCGATGGTAAGGCTTGGGGTTGTCCCTGTGATCGTCACATCTTCATCGAACGATCCAGAAGCATCAATTTGCAATCGTCCAGAAACGACAGTACAGGTAATAGAAGTGGCACAATTCACTTGCGAGAAGTGGCCAAGTTCCGCGTTTCCGTTAAACCACTGAGCAGCCTCCGCATATTGAAAACCCACGGTGGTTAAAGCCATCACTAAAAGCATTGTTTTGAGGTTCATTGTTTTCTCCTTTGTTAAGTTACGTTAATGCGTTTCCATTGATTCACTTCCGCGAACTTCAGCACCCCGCCGGGTTGAAGACCTTCGTACAATTTCAAATAGTCAAACTTAGTTGGGTTTACATCATACAGTATTCTGGCCGTAATCTCTGAGCAAATCATCCAGCTCTTTCTCCCCAACTTGGCAACGATTTTTCTACGCAACTTGGATGGCATCCAAGCAAATAAGAAATTCGTCCCAATATCAAACATGCTGTATTTTGATCCATTGTATTTGTGGCATCGTTTGATAACTTTTTCTTTATCTGAATCCGATAAAGGCGGACGATAAACCAGAACATTCTTTCCGGCGTACCTCTTTGCGATAGGGTTGAGCCTCGCGTTCTGACCAGCATGGGTTTCAAAGATTAAGTCTTTATTATAGATGATCCCAACATGAGAAACCTTCGAGCGTGTCACCAAAGCGATCCCTTTGCCGATGATCCCTTTACCCTCGACGAAAAGAACGTCACCCGTTTGGAGGTTTTTCATTATTGCCTTTCTTCCAGATTTTCTCTACATGCTTCCAGATCAAGTTATAAAAAAGACTGTCAAATTCCGCTCCCGCCTTTACGGTTTTTTTGGCTGGATTTAATTTCATTTTCTTCCACTTAAACCATTCCAAACTGACTAAAGAATCCCTTGAATTTTCAGGGCTTCTGTTATCTCGGGAATAGTCAAAACAGGCTTCGATTTTAATTCATCAAGCCGTGTCTTGGGTAGTGGGTCTTTGGAAAGAGCGTTCAAGTTAGTTATTAAACTCTGCTTTTTAGTACCCGTTAAACTTCCTATGACCGTAACAGTAACGACTCCCTCTTTAGTTTTGAATCCTCTAATCACTGAAGTCTTCAAGGACTCCGACCTCGTTAATTGTTCCTGCGTTAGATTGATCTGACCTAAAATTATGTCAGCCATAAGTCCTCCTTTATACTTTTATCTCCGTGATTGTAATACTTGACGGCATAACTCCCCCGAATTTCCTACCACTAGAAATTCCATTAAACGTAACCACATTGATAGCCTCTCCACCAGCTCTAACCTTGAAGATCGTAGATGAAGTTGTACCAGCAACCATATAATGCGTGAAATTAATCTGGTGCAAAAGATCATTACCTACACCACCGTCTCCTTTAATAACAGATGCTGCAGCAAGGGCACCTACAGTAGTGTCCTGAAATAGCGCTACTATAAGATTATTAGTATTAGTGGCATTCGTTGCTAAATTAACTACAACGTCAATCTTTAACTTATTATTTGTGTTACTAGGAGTAATTGCCAAAGTCATGAATTCATCGCCCTCCGCATTCTGAGGGATTGAGTCATCATCTAACATCAAGGTCGTGCCAGTTGCGACTGCCCCATCGAGGACATTGACAACTTGAATAACATGACCCACCAAACTACCAGAAGAAAGCGCTGTCCCATCAGCTTTTTGATAATCCACACATCGCCAATTTCCAGACCCTTCCGAAACCATCACGGCGACATCATTGGCTGCTGTGGTGATATTAGCCCCACTTGGTAAAATTAAAGATGTTGCATTGTGCGTAAGAAGCAATACATCAGCGAAACGGACAATACGAAGAGTCCCAGCTTGTACTGTTCCAAGCCCTGTGATCGTTACCGTTCCTGTGACATGAATATAGTTCCCGGTAGCAGCGCCGATGTCAGTAGTCGTAGCAGATGCTATGTCTGCCCCCTTAGCCCAATCAACGGCAAGGTCATATGTCCTCTTAGAAGACCAAATTCCAGCAGAGAAACACGCATAAATTCGGAGCGTGTCTGTGGCGATATAAACGTCTCCGACACTTGGGCTTGCAGCTTTGCTGGCGTCCAGCCCAGAAGCTATATTTCCCCCATACGAGACCCAAGTAGGCGAAGCAAAACATATGTAAAGAATTTGCGTGTCTGTTGCAATGTAAACATCATTCGTGCTTGGAGATGCGGCCTTTGAAGCATCAAGACCGGCACTGAAATCTCCAGGAAACGTGCCTGATGTGACATCCAATGACCTGTTCTCAAGCGCGGTTCCAAGAGCATTCCAAAAGATAGCTTTGTCTGCTGAAGGCTCTGGCATGCTTATGCCAGTTGTTTCAGAAGCTTCAGTGAATTTAACCGCTCGGTCAATCTCATCTTGTTGCTGTTGAGCGACCCAGATGAAATAATCAAAAGCATCTTCATGCGTTTCTGGGAAGAAATCGCCCTGGTTCCTGATATCAAAAGAGTGGGTTAAAGGCACAACCCTTCTGATAACGAGACTGTACCCAGACTTTAAGAATCCGCTTGCGTCAATCCAATCAGAACCGTCGTCAACAAGAACGACGCTACCGCCGCTTGCGTCGCCGACGCCGGTGACAGTATATTGAGTCGTGATCGTTAGAGATGTTTCCGCCTCCGTAGAATCATTTTTTATCGCCAAAGATAAATGCGATTGATTTGTGACTTTGAAAGTATAAGCAAAAGTCGCTGTAGACCCAGCGCCATCAAAATCATTTCTGTTTGTTGTCGATGGTACTGTCATGGTATTCCTCCGTTATTTACAGGAAAGATTTTTTCTTTTCTTTGCCAAGGAACCTTTTAAATAGTCTCTTAAACGTGCTCACTGGGGCGCCGGTGATAGGTTCGGCAAATGTTCCCATAAAACTCATCACATCTTCAAACGCGACATCTTTTTTCAAAAGTTTTCTGGTTGCTTTTCCAAGATCGCTAATCATAGGAATGCTGATAACTTCCCAGACCGGCTTATCCCTGAGTTTAGCACGAATGGCTGCATAAACTATATCGTCTAGGATTGGGATTGCATTAAATGGGTTCATAATAAGAGCGTCCATAATCCCAGCAAAAAGCTCATCAAAAAACTCTTTATCTTCATCACCAGAATCGAAGATTACGTTTCTCACAATAACACCGGCGGCGCCGTACATCGCTGGCTGTATGACGGAGTAAATAAGCAGAGTCTTCGCAAGCTGTTTTGTAGAGATATCCCCGTTTAAGTGGCTGATTATAGCGTCTGCTTGTTTCCTCAAATACTGCGTCGATGTATTTTTGAATGCCAAAAACAATCGAATAAAAGGATTTTTACTGTTCTGGAATTGTGACAAACTTGAAGAAAGCCCGGACTGCTGTGACTTTGGAGTTGCTGTCTCTAATACATCAATGGCTTTTTTCATGTCACCATGCTTGGCAAGCTCAGATTGTATTACCGGATAGCCGCCGTAGATAATCGCGCCAATATCACCGGCACGCACGAATGATGTTAAAGCGTTTACCCATCCCTCTTTGTTTCCACCAATTTTCCCGGCCTCTTCGATTGCCCTTTGGATAGCTTCTGAATACCCTCTGCGGAACCTTGCTCTAATGAATGGCACGTTTTTCCACATAAAATCGAAGGTTTGTTTTGGAGTTTTCACACCCTCAAAGAAGAATTTATTCCATTCAGCGACGTTCATTATTTCCATATAATTCCCAGTGGAGATGAGCTGTTTAACGAACACTGAAGGATTCAAGGCAACCTTCGCAACAACCCAATTATTTATAGCCTTACCAAAAATCTTGGTTATATCATCGAGGCGCACAGTTTGATTATTTAAAGAGATTTCGTTAATCTGATTCATCAGGACTTCGTAAACACCATCACCGAACTTAGTTCTTATGTTGTCTTCCACCCTGCTATCTGTAAATAATCGCATGAGTGTTTCATGGTTCCGGCTAAGATGAGCAACGTGTTCGGCTTGCACAATATGCCGGTGAAGCTTGAGCCATGCATTTTTCGGGACAGGAATCACACGGCCTTTCGCTCTTTCTTTTAGGGCCGATGGGGTTTCACTTTGGGCCTTAAAATCATCATAAATGTCCAAAGGCTTTTTTGAAGTCGCTGGCCAGTAATTCTCAACAATGCCAAGGTCGATGTTTCTCAACTCTATGTTTCTCGCATTCAGTACATCGTAATAACTCTGGGCAACCTCTTGCATGTAGTCTGCAAAAGCAGCTTCTTCCTCAGTCACATTGCCAAGAACCTCTGTGATTTGATCTTCCGTGAATGTTCTATAATACCGTTCCCTGATTGCTTCATTTTTTATGGAATTGTATATGTCCAGAAGGTCGAGCTTGCTGTATTCTCTTTCAATCCCTTCAAAATCGACAAGTTTAAATTTCTCATTCTCCATCCGGACCAGCTCTGCTGTAGCCCTGCTGGATTTAATTTTGAAGATTTCAGCTAATTTATTTGAAACTTCCTCTGTCTTTAGAAGTATAGCCGTACTTTTCTTGCTCTGCTGAAGCAAAGGATCATATTTCTCAGCCATCTTCTTTCCAGCAATACCGTTAATCATTGAGTAAATGTTTGAGAATCCACGCAAATAAGCATTTATGATAGTCGTTTTGACAGTACCCTTTTTCGCCTTGACCCTATCAATTCCAGCATTAAGTTCATCAACACGCTCTTTTCGCTCAACTTTCCTTTCGAAATCCTGAGCGTTTTTAGACTCCTCACCAACCTTGACAAGCCGCCTCATATCACGCAATACCTGTCTGTGGATCGCCGCTGAAGCTTCGGCTCCATTTGCTTTCAAAGAAAGGAATCTCTGCTCAATAGCCTCCATCTCAGTTGTGGCATCCCCCATAGCTTCTAGCGCTTTCTGAGCGCCAGATTGAGATAACTTGTTATGCTCCCGAAGCTTAGTAAATATCTTGTTTGTCTCGTAATCGTACCGGCCTTTCCGGAGCGCCCTGGACTGCTTCTTCTTTTTTGATCTGCTGAGAATCTTTCCAATCGCTGATCTAGTTATCCGGCCTGTTTGAGCGGCCTCCAAACGCGCGATGCGATTTTCAATCTCCGGCAGCAGTTTAGCGAACTGCTCATGCGTCTGCGTGTTCTTGATTGCCAGTGTGAATTTTTCCTTGTCTTTATCGGTAAGCGCCGATGCCTTCAATATTCCAATAAAATCCTCTTGGACAGCCCTGGCCTCTTCCTTGGATAATCTTTTTCCAGCCCGGATACCGGACTTGATATCGACTATCCTTTGCGCCAATTCTGTACGTTCTTCTTTGGATACAATTTTAGGACGGTTCTCTTCGATGGTTTGAGTCAGCTTCTTCTCTTGCCTGTCAAGGGCTTCAAGAAATTCAATCAGATCATCTTTAGTTTCAAAATTTCTACCAATATTCGCTTCATTGGCAGCCTCTCTCAGCTCGTCAAGAGACATAGCCTCTTCTTTATTCGTCCTGAATCGCTGAGGTATCCGCCTGATCTCGTCTTTAGAAAAGCTTGAGTCTTTTTTTACGTTTACGCTCCGATTAAAAAATTCGGTAATCGGCTTCATTTCTTTTAATGCTTCGCGTGCGAAGTCAGCTCTAAGTTTATTACCTTCTAGCTTCTCAAGTTTCTTCTCCAAATCAGAGAGCTGTCCTGGCTCAGCCTGAATCTCTTCAGCGATTTTTTCAGCAAAGTCGAAAGAAGCGTCGGCTTCAACATCGGAGTCTTCAATCTTTTTCTTTTTCTGTTTTCCAAATTGTTTACGCAATCTTTTTTGAGCATCAAGTATGTCTTCCTTTGTGATCCCCTGCTCTGCGGCAATTTTAAATATTTCCTCTTCTGCTAGAAATTGCTCGTCAATTCCACCTTCTGCAAGGCTTTCGTCGAAAGATAATTTTACAATTTCAAGTGCAAAGTCATCAGCCGTTGGCTTATCCTTTTTTTCTTCCTTCTCTTTCGCAGATGGTTCCTCAAACGCTTCATCTTCCAAGTCAGGGTCAATGTCTCCTATTCTCGTTTCCGGCAACTCTGGATCCAGGACTGCGACTTCCTTTTCAAATTCTTCAATCGCAGCTTCTCTTATGTCAAGCAACTTATTCACTTGCGCTTCTAAGGCTTTTGCTTTTGATACTCCTTCAAGCGTTTTTACTGTTCCTGTCACTGAAGCCGGTCCCATCATAAACAACATTGGTAAAGCAGCTTCTTGCATTTCTTTAACGGATGCCATAATTGCTTTTAAAAAGAATTCTGGTTTAGCGCCTGAAATTCCTGTGGGGCCAGAAATCGCAGCGGACCCGGCACCCCTCACACTTTTGTTAGATAAATCATTTGCAAGTTCAGACGCAAGTTCAAATATAAATTTTTGCACACCCTCTTCACCAACCTCCTGCGCCCAATTTATTCCGAATTGTTTCACCATTCGGCCAGTAGCTTTTCTAACTGAAGACATGACGAATGTTTTTGTGGCCGCTTTAGTTCCTGGCAAAAGCTTGTCTACTTGAGAAAATTCAATTCCTGCCCACATAAGCCCAAAGACATGAGCGACTGGAACTCGTATATCTCTTTCAATCCCTTCAGTTCTAAGAATTCCGCTCAATTCGCCGGTTCCAAGTTTATACCAATAATTCACAGACCCGGTTGTTTGTCCTACTGTGAAGGCAACAGGAGCAAATGCCAACCCGCCTGGAACTGCACTGACAGCAAGAGTGGCTTCAGCCCCAAGGATAACACCTTCTAAAGTTCCAGATATAATAGGTGGCAACATTCCAGAAACTTTATAAATTGAGTTTGAAAATAAATTTTCTCCTTTTATCTCCCTTTCAGATAATCTTTTTTCAAGAGCATCTTTGACTGGCTTAATATCTGTGTCAAAATCCAACTCGCCAAGAGTTTCATGATATTCCAACATGCTTACATTTTGGCTATCATCTCCTCTCTGATAAGACTCTTTTATATTTTCAGAAAAAGTTTTCGCCTTTTCATCGTCCATAAGATTTTCACCAAAACCAATCACACCCCTTGACAGAACGTTGAATATGCTTTTTTCGAGAGAGAAAGTTTTATTCCCGTCATTATTTAAAATGGATTCTTCTGTCCGCCCAAGAAGGTCGAACTCTTCCTGAGTGAGAACCTGTTTGTCCGAAATATTCGGACTCTCAGTTCCCTCAAGAGCGTCAAATTCTTCCTGGGTCAAAAGATTTCCTGGCACTACTTTGCCCTCGCGTATTTAAAGGTTCCGTCCGGTTGCTTGATTGCTGTGAATTTCTTTCCAGCTCTGGTAACTTCTTGGCCGTCAGTTAAGGTTGCAATTTCAGGATTGTTCACTACGGCTTGTTTGTCAACTTCTTCTTGGAGTATTTTGGGTCTGTCTTCCGGCTTTGCATCCACAGTCTTTTCTATGATTTTATTTATGACTAAGGCAGTGGCCACCGGGGCGTCACCAAAAAATGATCTTATCACCGTAAAAGCAGGGTCCCAGAATGAGATTGCCTCTTTGTTTTGGGCGATAAAATCATTATCGGTTATCCTTTTCAATTGAGCGTATTGGTCGTTGTCTACCTTGCCCTTGCTTGTAAGAATTTTGGTTTGAAACTCAATCATGTTATCCGCAAATTTATCAGGAGGTGAGTTTGCGACCTTCGCATACTCCAGCATCAAAACACGAAAGTTCTTATGAAAGCTTTTCTCATTTTCTTCCCAAGCCCCAGGGTCATTCATCTCGACTCGCTTAGTTTTGTACCAAGCTGGTGGTAGTATTTCTTTGTCAAGCTCAAGGTCTTCAAGCGTGTACCCGTCGTCTTTTTGAATCTCAGTTATCTTTTTGACCTGTTCGCCCTTGGCAATCTGGACTTGATGGTTAACTTTCTTCGCAACCTCAGACCTTGTTTTGTCGTCAGATATTTTATTCAGGGCTTCTTGGACTTTCGTGAAATCGTTGCCAACCTGGATCATCACATTATTGGCCATCTCTTCATGCGTTGCGTTTGCTGCCTCTTCACGGATTAGAGCGGAAACTGCTTTTGAGTCTTCGATTAATATGCCTTCTTTGTTCTGCTCGAAATAGTCCTTGGCTCTTTGCGTCTGGCCTTCACTAAGCGCAGCCGCAATAACTGCCGAATGAGTGCTAGATTCAATATCTCGCCATTCCGATTCTTCTATTTCGGAAGACCAACCAAGCCTATCAGCTTTTCGAATAAGAGCCTTCTTTTGCTCAAGCAACGCTTCTGTAATAGATACATCATCTGAGAAATGAGCAGCTGCGTTATTCTTATGCAATTTTATAACGACGTCTGTGCTAGCATTCTCATGTTTAAATAATTCTGCTGCCGAATGTTTTTCCATCAGCCGAGACATAGACGCTCTATTTTTATTTATCAGCGCTATGACTCTAGACTTTTGGTTAGAGTTTTTTGAGTTTTCTAAAATCTTTTCAGTTTTTTTGTCGTATACTTCAAGGCTCTTTTCTAAAGACCCAGCAGCGTCTTCAAATTTTAATGAGGCCCCCGCAATTTCACCATCATTTTTAGCATTAAGAATATCAATTTCAGAATCTTGGACTTGTATATCGTTCGCTTTTTTCTCTTCTCTAAGCGCTATCCTTGCAACGTTTACTCCAATGGAACGAATCGCAGCCGATTGCTTTGCCTTCTCTGCCCCGCCACCAAACGCCTCTAAACCTGGATCACTCGTTGCGCGTGCGGCTGGCAGTCTTCCAGTCCCTATTCTCGGAGCATCTAATTTTTTAACTAATACTTTTGGCATAATGTCCTCTAAAATTCAGCCTCTGCGCCCCTGTTGCCAGCACTACTGACGTAATAAGCAGACGTAATATTTTTAACCACATTCAGACCGCCAGTTATAATTGTATCCCTTACCCTATTTTTTGCAGCAAGCCCCGTAAAAGCAGAGCTAGTCCTAAAATTGCTGGCCTGTACACGATAACCCCAAGCCTCTCTCCAGGCATTGTTTTTGATCCTCTGCTCTTCCACAGCGCCGACTTCAGCGTTATTGAGCTGAATATCAAGGGCAGAATCATCGTCCAAATCAAGCCCCTGTGCAGCCAAATTAGCCCTATTTGAGCCAATAAGCACCCTTACGCGTTGCCTATGGTCTTTTGCGGCTCTCTCGCCCCTCTTGGTGGCATCCTTGGCCTGGAGATCAGCGAACCGCGCATTCTGGTTCAATTGCTGCTGCTCAAACTTCCCCTGTCTTTTTATGGCCTGAGATTGAGCTATCGAATTTACGAAGCTAATCGCGGATGACCCAAGTATCGCTGCCCCTGCCACTAATCCCATTTCTCCCCCTAAGTCCTAAAAGGTAAATAACCGGACGGAGCTACCGCTAAAATAGTCGATGGAATTGGATCGGTCTGGCGGATAAAAACTCTGCCATTCCTGTTCCAAGCGGACTTAATATTTTGTTTTAACGGCTCCGTTTTTAATGAAACCGGAGATTCATAATCTTCATCATCCCGAAGCTTCAATTCGTGAAGCTGGCTTTCATAATCGCTGTCGGACGTAGGCGATTCAGCGCCGATCCATAGGCCCCTTGTGTCTTCAACATACATTGTAAGATTTTTTGTCAGTCGGTTTTTGTCCATCAGCGGCTCAGATTGATTAGAATCAATGTCAAGTGTTTCTAAATCGCAAGTGTACGGAAGACCGACATGGACAACCGCATAGGGTTTGTCCAGAGTTATTTTTCCAGATGCCACGGTCAGCTTCGTATAGGAAGCATTGTTCGGATTAGCGACAACGAATCTATCAGCAAACACGCTCACACTCTTTCCTTCAAGATGCCACAAACCACTTATAACATCGATAGCTTTTGCCCAGGTTGAAGTCGCTGTCGTTCGAAGCCCTGAAGCGACCGTCACAGTCTTATGGACCTTTCCCGTGACCACGGTTGAGCTGGTGAAAGCATCAATAGTAAATCGGTACACGCTGTCGTCTGTTCCTGTCAACTGAATCACATTCCCAGTATCAGCAGAAACGAAGAATGCTGTGCTGGAGGTCAGCGTAAGAGTTTCTTCATAATCCCAGTCCGTCCCGCCGGAAAGAAGCATGGTGTGCGTCGTATCCGTATTCCGGCCATCAATAGTTGCAGCGCTATCCATGTGAACGGCATCAATCACATCGGTAAAGCTCCTCTGATACATTCTTTCGATGTATCTTTTGGTCTTACCATTGATTGTCCGTTTTATCTGGAGGTATAAAGCATCTTTGGTTCCTTCTGGTACGCTGACAACCTGTTCAACTGTGCCTCCTTCAAAATCATGCCTATGCCACGCAAGCATTTGCTGATCTCGGATATATGTGAGGCCAATTAAAGTCCCATCGCTTCTTGCCATCCAAGCGATTGAATGCGGAATCTTTTGATAAGCCCAATCTCGGATCGTAAAATCGTCTACTAAATGCGCTGAGAATATTGTCAAATCTCGTCCCGTATAACCGTCGCTCTCGAACTCATAAGACAAATCTCTCACAATAGACCCGCGCGCCTGTACGAATAGCGCTGTGTTGCCAACAATAAGAGGCGGAAGTGTACTTGACCCATCGTAGCCATGCTGCACAGGGTTAATTTCTCCTGGCGTTATGACGCCAGATATTCCGCCTCGCACCTGCCATTCTCCGCCAGAAGTGAACACAATCAATGTCCCAAGATCGAGATAATGACGAATCTCGTTCACGCTTTTACCGGCCAGTGGGAATGAAACAGAGTCGTCATTTTGCAACGGAGATCGGATCGTTAAATTTTTTCTATCTCCAGATCGTGACATGAAGTTTTTTTCAACGTCATTGTCCTGGTTACCGTAGACCTGTCTACCTTGATAGATACCAACGGCTGATGGGTAATCCCCAGTCGCATTAAAAGGGTTGCGTGGCTTTGGCGGGGTTTCGTTAGTATCTGCCGTAATCCCGGTATCATTGAAAGTGGTTGTTCCAGCAACCCCTATCAAACCGTAAATGCCGTTTATTTCTTTATAGATATTGTATTCATCAGCCCCAGTCGAAGCAGTCCAAGTTATAACATTAGGATTTGCTGCCGTCGGCGTTGCGGAGGATTCTATTACGGCTGAGACTTGATTCACTGTCCCGCCGGAAACCCAAGTTCCGTAATTCGTTGAATCTTCGCCAACCAATTCAAACGTATCCGCGGCGTTGTTTGCTACCTCAAACTCTCGGTCGTTCAGTTCTTCCATTCCAACGATGCCAGTTATATGAACAATGTCTCCGTTGTTAAAGCCATGTGAGGTAGCAGTCACAACGGCTGGGTCCGCTTTCGTAACAGCAGTTATTGATATCGAGTTTGTTTCCAGTCCACCCAAAGACTCTTCGAATGTCTCAGCGCTGACAGCAGTTATTTTGTACCGAGTTATAGC